AACCTCGCAGATTGGTTTGCGGGCAAGCTCGACGACTATGCTTTCAGGTATCTTTGTGGAGATACCAGCATTAGTCATGGACAAAGTGGCCTGGCGCCCGATTCGGTTCATTATATTAATTCCGGCGATGTGGCAAGAACCGGCACAATCGCTACCGATGAGGGAAACCTCGGCACAAACGACCAAATAACCCTTGCGGACTTCGATTTCGCGAAAGAGTCCGCAAAAACCTTAACCCCGCCTATTCGACCGGCGCTTATAGATGGAGAGGAATATTACGTTGTTGTTATCCATCCATACAGCACGACCGACCTGAAATTGAACGTGGCGGGATCGTCTTACATTACTTGGCCGGACATTCAGATGTATGCGAATGTCAGGGGGCTGAAGAACCCCATCTTTTCCGGGGCGCTTGGCGTGTATAACAACTGCATTCTTTACGAGAGCAACCGGATTTACACTCCGCGATCTAATGTAAGGCGGAATCTTTTCCTCGGGGCGCAGGCAGGCGTGTTCGCCATCGGCAACGCGTATGACAAAATGGACCAAAAGAAGGTCGGTGGAGACAACCTGATGAGCTGGTACGAGGATTCTGACGACTATGGTAACGAGAAGGGAATCGCCGTGGGTTGTATTTTCGGCTTGAAGAAAACTCGTTTTGATTCAAAAGACTATGGCGTGATTGTTATTACAGGTTACGCTGCAACTCACGCTGCATAGGAGGTGAAAAAATGGCGAAAGAATTAACAACCACAAGAGCCTCTGTTGCGGTCTATAATTTCGTAGACGACACAGTTGACGGAACCGCAAGTTCCACCACCACGCGGATTCTCAACGACGGCCACCCCCCGGTAAACAGTGCAGACGAAATCGAGGGTATGTTTTTGAGAAGCCGGATTGACTGGACGAACGATGTCGGGTCGGCCTATCCGACCGTCGATGCGAATGCTGGATCTTCTTCAGTAGGTGTGGCGAACATTTTTCAAGTTATGAAGATCCCCGACAGGGCGATTCTTCATGAGCTGATGGTGGCCGCGCCCACATCGACGGCGCCGACGCATAGCCTGACCGGTAGTTTGGGTACCACGACCGTGCTGAACTTTCAGGTGGCGGCTTACACCAATGCCTCAAAGAGCACGCTCAAGATGGACGCTGACGGGCTAGGAACTTTGTCTCTGACGCAAAGCGGCGGCGCAATAACCGGACTACCGACGATTTCTACCTCAACACCCGAAACGCGAGTTAAGGCGGTTACTGTGACAAGCGCAGGTACACCGCTCTATTGTCCCTTTGGCGGGTATGTGGAGATGCAAATGACCGGAGGCGCTTCAACTCAGAATGTTACGGCAGACGGTGTGTTTGCCGGCGCAATGGAGCTTATCGTTCGGGCTTCAAAATTGCCTGAATAACAATTGGCGTAAGGGTGTCATATATTGTATGGCACCCTCGCAGGAGGTTAAATGTCACCAATTATAAAACCAACAGAAAACATTGGCGGTTTATACGGACAGCTGAAGAAAGAGGATGTGATTTCACCGGTGGGGGGCCTTTTTGGTAGGGGTTGGACTATGAATGATGACGGCATAGCGAAGCCGTTCGTTGACACGGCCCTTGAAGTCGCCACGCCATGGATTCATCCGGTACCGGGCCACGACAAGGACTGCGGACTCTGGCACAGTATTATGTTTGACGAATACCACATTCTGCCGAGCCCCTGCATGGAATGCTGGAAGGTTGTGGTATTTCCGAGAACTCTGAAGGAGCTTTTCGAGCTCACGGAGTTTCAGTTCGGGTGCGGGCGCCCCTGTAAATGCGGGATCGATGTAAGATCGTACACCTCAAAGCTATACAGCGGTTATTTTTACAACAATTCCGTTGAAGAAGGCATGGAGTGCTACCACTGGCTCAGGAAGGAAATGACCGATTTGTTCGATGAGGACTTCCTAGTAATTTATAAAAGAGGGTGTACCGAATTTGAACTTACTTTTGGACCTTCCAATCAATGGGTTATCCCGGAAGGACAACTTGATTTAGAGGCTGAGATATTTAAGCTCTTTAACAGGTACGTAACCCACAACCCTCCGAAGCAACCATCCGTAATGCTACCGTCGATAAAGTTGCGGTGGATTCAATGGGCGTGGCAAAACGCTGACGATACGTACAAATTATACACGAACGGGGAGCCTTTACATAGACCGCCGTACACGTATCAGCATTTGGATTTGACCAAGCTCGAAAAGAAGGTCGTTGAAATGCATCGCATAGAATAGGAGAAATTCGATGGCGAATTATGATAGTTACATTGACGGTACCTACGGCAAGGCTCCGAAAACACGCAGGATTGACGGTGCGCTGTATCTATTAACGCAAACAGTGAATTTTGCTCAACAGAATCTTGATGCCGGAAATGGCGACGTTCTGCGGGTGCTTGCAATTAGGCCGGAAACGCTGGTTTTAAAATGCTGGGCACGGGTTCTTTCTGCCGCGCCGACAAACGCAACGGTTGATCTCGGATATGGTAGCGATGTGAACTATTGGGGCAACGGCCTAAAGATTGACGCGGCCGGAATCCCGGACACTGTGCTTACGGGTACCGTGGAAAGGTCTGGCGCAGCCATTGCGGTAGACGATAGCGAAACAAACATCATAACGATAGCGGGTGCAACGTTCGGAGATACCTGCACCGTGAATATGTCCGATGATGCGGAAGACCTTATGTTCCACGCTTATGTTCAGGCAGCGACCAAGGTTGAAACGGTCGCGCAAAATGACCATACGGACACGGTTGACCCTGACGGAACCTATGAAGTCTTTGTGGACAAGGCCCCAATGGGGCACCAGCCGTTATTGTTTACTTCGGCGGATACTATTGACCTCATAGCCACAACTGACCTGCAGGACGTGAACATTATTTCCGGCATACTTCGTGTGGGTGCTATATGTTTAGACGAAAGACTGGCATAAGGAGAAAACGATGAGTAATTACGATGTTTATATAGACGGAACCTATGGACAGCCCCAGACGAGGCATAATCTTGGCAAGTCAATGTATGTATTGACGCAACAGGTTGATTTTTCATTACAGAACCTTAATGCGGGAAACGGGGATGTCCTGAGAACTTTACAGGTGCCGGCTGAAACCCTGGTTTTGAATTCGTGGATTCGGATGCTCACGGCGGCAACGGACGATGGAACGGTGGATCTTGGTTACGGGAGCGATGTAAATTATTGGGGCAACGGACTTGTGCTGGACAGTGCAAGACAGGTCCCGTCAATGCTGACCGGTACTGTCGCCAGGACTACATCGAGTATTAGCGACGGTGACAGCGATACAAAAAGTGTCACAATTGCTGACGCGACATTCGGGGATATCTGCACAGTGAACCTTGGCGTAGACAGTATTGATCTTACCGTACATGCCTATGTTCAGGATGCGGACACCGTGGAGGTTACGATGCACAACAGCTCTGGGGCGGGAAGAGATCCGGTCGGCACGTTTGAGATTTTTGTAGACAAGGCCCCTCGAGCGAAGCATCCTCTGTTGTTTTCATCTGCCGACACGATCGATCTAAAGGCAACGACAGACATCGCCGATGCGGACATTATTACCGGTATAGCAGAGGTCAAAGCCGTATGTATTGATTTGCGCCTGGCGTAAGGGGGTATCGTGGCAGCGGTTAGTGCGTTTATAACGTCTCTCCGTTATGACCTGAGAGACTATTCGGACCATGAATTCCCAGATCCGGAGCTTGTAGAGTACCTGAACAGGGCCGTGATACAACTAGACTCGGCCCTGTTATCCATAAATAGCGATTGGCTCCTCCAAACACATGCGGAAAGGCTAGCGGAGGGTGCCAATTATATTGCTCAGCCGACCCAGAACATAGGGGTAAGGTCGGCCTGGATTTCGTCGGTGCTTGGAACCTATGAAAGCTCCGATGCCACGTTTGCGGCTACCGGAAACACAATTACCGTAGTGTCGGGAAACTTCACTGACGATGGCTTTGCTGCGAATCAGACGCTTGGAGTAGACGGGTCGACAAGTAACGATACTGAGGATATAGGCTTACTTACGGCATCGTCGGTTACGGATACAGTCATCACTGTCAATGAGGATGTGATAGTCGATGAAAATCCCGCAACTGTCTATATCTTTACTGTCGGGGATAATACGATAAGCCAGATTTCTTCGGCAGAGCTCCTCGAGAAGCGTAAATTCCTGAATTCGGACGGCCAGCCTCGTTATTGGGCATACCAGGGCACAAATCTCATTTTTGATTATATTGCAGACCAGGACTACGGTGTTGTTTTTCATTTCAACCAGAAGAGCGACACGCTCACGACTAGCTCAACCATGCCCTATAATGATGAGTTCAACGAAGAATTGCGGGAGGCTGTCGTTCTGATAGCGCAGAATGAGTTGGCCGACGTGACGATGCTGCTGTACGATACCTTTCGGGCGGCAGCTACAACAAAGGCGATACGCCGGAACTTTGTTCCCAAGCGGTATCGAATAGATTTTTAGGAGGATATTATGCCTGAACTTACAATGGCAGAGGCTAGAATAGAGGTTCGTTCACTATTGAACGAGCCGACCGCCCACTTCTGGACAGACCTGGAGCTTGAAGACTACATTCAAGAGGGTGCCGTCGATGTCAGTGCAAAAACACTTTGTTACGAGGTCGTAACATCGCAGACTCTTTCGGATAACATAATTGAGTATGCAGAGCCGACAGACACGATAAAAGTGCTTTCCTGCACGTTGTTCGATGATAGTGAGGGTACATACCGGGGGTTGCAGAAGATTCATCCGCGAATGATGAATCATGTACCTAATAATGATGCGGGTCTTCCCTATTACTATTATCATTTCGCGGGAAAAGTGGGCGTTTATCCGGTTCCCGAGGTGGATGCCAGCGATGCTATTTACATTTACCACGCTTCGATATCGGATGATATAACGGCGTTGCCCGACAAAGCTCAGTCACCCGTGATTGAATATGCAGCGGCTATGGGGCTTTTCAAGGCCAGAAGAAACACGGAAGCGGTGGCTCTATATACCAATTATCTCAACAGTCTGAGGTTTTTGAGGGCTGACCTTCATACCATGGATGTTGAGTCAAAGGATATGATGGCGCCGCCCGACAGGGTAGTCACTAGATAAGGAGGATATTATGGCTGTACCTTACACAGCGGCAACAATCAGGGCGCAAATACGTTATTTATTGAACGAGCCCGTTGCCAGCTATTGGACGGACACTGAGATTAACAATTATGTCGCCATCGGATGCCGGGAGGTGTCGCGCTCGTCTCTGTGCGTCGAAGCGACGTACGGAATTGCCTTACAGACCGGCATAATGGAATACAGCGCAGCTGCGCCTGCAGAGGCCGGCGGACCCGGGGCCACTGAGGGAGACATAACCTATACGGCGGGTCCCCCGGGGACAATCACATCCGCCGCTACCGCTACGTTCATAACTGACGGGCTACTGACCGGGATGACGTTTACCGAAAGCGGCTCTGCAAGCAATGCCGGCAACTTTACTATCCGCAGCATAGATTCAGAACTCATTATGACGGTGTTTGAGACCGTTGT